TTCATCTGATATAGTTGCTTCAGGATTAATTGTATCTGCAACTACATCTACATTGGATGGTATAGGTATTATCGGTGGTAATGCTCTGGTTTCTGCTACGAGTATTACAACCAATAATGCTTCATCTGATATAGTTGCTTCTGGTGCTACTGTTGCAATATCTGAAACTGAACATAATTCGGTATCAGTTATCGGTGGTTCTGCAAGTATTACAGGTATTGCTTCGGTAGTTAATAATACTGAGTCTGATATTACAGGTTCTGTATTAACAACATCTGAGGCTATTAATACTACATCAACTGATATCGCAATTACTGGTACAGGTTCTATTGAGGCAATCGCTTCATCTACAATGCCTGATACTGCTGATGTAGTTGCGTCTGGCTTGAGTGTATTTGCAGGTCATACAGAATTACATGATTCGCCAGTAATGACAGGTTCTGCATCTGTTACAGCGAATGTAAATGTTATATATGACCCTGAAACTAATATTACTGGTACGGCTTCTGCAACATCTGAGGCTTCAACACATCATATTTACTATGAGATTCCTTATGACCTATATCTAGAAAATGGTGATGAGTTCATCTTCGAGAATGGCGATGGTTTATATCTAGGTGCCACTGATATTACAGGTACTGGTGCTACGGTAGTACTAGATTCTGTTATTACCAAGCATTACTTCATGACTAATGAGCCTCTTGTAGATCAGGACGGTAATATAATCACTGATGCTGATGGTAATGAATTACATGCAATACCTTCAACAACCTCTAATGGTTATGCAACGGTAGATGCTAATGGTATAAGAAATATTAATATTGCTTCTGATATTATCGGTTCTGCCTCAATGACTTCTGAGGCTTCAGTAACTAATAATTCTGAAAGTGATGTTGTTGCTACAGGTCTTACTGTTACGGCAGGTCACACAGAGCATTACACTAATATTGCATTGACCGGTACAGGTTCTATTGAATCAATCGCTTCTAGTGAAAATAGTGGTTCATCTGATATAATTGTTTCAAGCAATATTGCTTCTACATCATCTGTAATTAATAATGTTAATTCAGATATTACAGGCACGGGTTCTATTGAATCTAGTCCTACATTAACTAATAATGCAACTTCTGATATAGTTGCTTCTGGTTTAGGTATATCCGCCTCATCTGTAACTTCTGATGGTGCTGGTATAATTGCAGGTAATGCGGTAATGACTTCAGAACCTACATTAACTAATAATGTGGTTAGTTCAATCGCTGGTACAAGTACAATTACTTCTGAGGCTTCAGTAGTTAACAATGCTTCTGGTGATATTACAGGATCTGTTGGAACTATAACAGCTGCTACTGATACATTATCTGGGGTAAGTATAGTTGGTGGATCAGCTATAGTTACTGCTGAAGCAAGTATAAATAATAATAGTATAGCAAATGTTGATGCTGCTGGATTAAGCGTATTTGCTGGCCATACTGAACATTATACCACTATTGCATTAACTGGTGTATCATCTGTTACTGCTGATGGAACAGTTACTCAAGGTGAATACAACGTCTTGAATAATACTACATTCAATAGTGGACCTTTGGGATGGATATAATATGAAACCTGTAAATGAAAAATTAGATGAAGTTTTTGGTATTGAACCTGATCATGATTTAGTTTCTTCTTCTAGAAAGGAACGTGGTGTACCTGCACCAGTTGATGTTACATCAAATCCAAATGAAAGAGAACAAGACATAGACTCTGATTATGAATGTGCGCGTGAACAATTGCATAACCTTGTTATAAGAGGTAATGATGCTTTAGAAGGTATTTTAGAATTATCTAAAGAACAGGCATCAGCCAGAAGTTATGAAGTAGCTGCAACATTAATTAAAACTATAGGTGATACTACAAAAGACTTAATAAAATTACAAGATGATATGAATAAGGTTAAGAAGGAAGATACACCTTCTACCGTGAATAATACAATGAATGTGAGTTTAACCACTCATGAATTACAACAAATGTTGAGTGATAATGGAAAAGGTTAGTTCATATTTAGGAAATCCTCGATTAAAGAAATCTAGTGAGCAAATTGCTTGGACCGAAGAAATGGTTCAAGAGTATTTGAAGTGTAAGAACGATATTGTATATTTTGTAAAGACCTTCATGAAGATTATTCATGTAGACCATGGATTAGTCCCATTTGATACATACCCATTCCAAGATGATTTGATTAATCATTTAAATGATAATCGTTTCTCTATTGTGAAGACCTCAAGACAGGTTGGTAAGACAACAACATCAGTTGCTTTCCTATTGCATTATATATTATTTAATGAAAGTAAGGTTGTTGGTATTCTTGCCAATAAGGGAGCAACATCTAGAGAAATTCTTGGCCGACTTCAATTAGCTTATGAGCATCTTCCTAAGTACTTACAACAGGGTGTATTGGAATGGAATAAAGGTTCTATTGAATTAGAAAATGGAAGTAAGATTATAGCTTCCTCTACTTCATCAAGTGCAGTTCGTGGTTTCTCATTCTCTGCTTTGTTCTTAGATGAGGCCGCTTTCATTCATGATAATATGTTTTGGGAATTCTGGGACTCAGTATATCCTACAATTTCATCAGGAAAGGAAACAAAGGTAATAATGGTATCTACCCCTAATGGAATGAATCATTTCCATAAATTTTGGACAAATGCTGTAGAAGAAAGATCTTCATTTGTTCCATTTGATGTCCATTGGAGTTTAGTTCCGGGACGAGATGAAAAATGGAAAGAAGATACTATCGGTAATATTGGTGAAGATCGATGGAGACAAGAGTTTGAAGCGGAATTTCTTGGATCTTCCAACACTCTAGTGAATATTAATACATTGTCCAATCTTGTATTCAAAGAACCAAAATATATTTCAAATGAAGTATTATATTACAAAACTTCTGAAGAAGGTCATACATATGTAATGTCGGTTGATGTATCTTATGGAAGAGGGCAAGATTATTCTACATTCTCTATAATAGATATTACTGAATATCCCTTTGAGCAAGTGGCCACATACAGGTCCAATCAAATTAGTCCATTATTATTTCCTTCTATTATTCAAAAGGTTGGTAATGACTATAATGAAGCATATGTTATAGTTGAAAGTAATGATATTGGAAAAACTGTCCTTCAAGTACTCAACTATGAATTGGAGTATGAAAACTTAATATCTGTTGGTGCAATTAAATCAATGGATATTGGTATTAGAATGACTAAGTCTACTAAAGCTATGGGTTGTTCTAATCTAAAAGACTTAATGGAAAGTCAAAAATTAATTGTAGTTGATAGACATACTATACAAGAGCTATCAACATTTATTATTAAAGGATCCTCTTATGCAGCCGAAGGAGGATGTCATGATGATATGGTAATGAATCTTGTATTGTTTTCTTGGTTTACAGGACAAACGATGTTTAAAGATCTTACTGATAAAGATATTAGGCTAAAGATGTACCAACAACATATAGATGATATTGAAGAAATGATGACTCCTTTTGGATTTTCATCAGAACATGATGATGAAAAGGTAATATATGAGGATGGAGTCCGTTGGTCCATTGTTTGATAAATCAAAATAATATAAATATATAAAGTAAAAACAAATTTTTATTTTTTTTATTTTTTTTTTTAATTCTGGAATAGGAGATAAGATATGGGATTTGCTCTCTCGCCAGGTGTAACAGTTAAGGAACATGACCTTAGTACAACTATCCCTGCCGTTGCTACCTCTTTTGGTGGTATGGTTGGAAGATTTACTACAGGTCCTGCAAACGAAAGAACTGTAATTACATCTGAAAATGAGTTGGTTGCTCTTTTCGGCACACCAACTAATGATACAGCTGCATCATTCTTCTCTGCAGCGAACTTTCTTAAATATGGTAATAACCTTACTATTGTTCGTACTGTAGCTAATGATGCTCTGAATGCCGCTTCTGACGGCACAGGTATTGCGATTCATAATTCTGATGCATTTGAAAATGGGAAAGCTGGTTTCGCTGCTCCTTGTTATGCAAAGAATACTGGCGCAATTGGTAATAACGTAACAGTTTCATGGGCTGATGATCAAGCATTTGCTTCATGGGCCGGTAATGCTTATTTTGACGCAGTACCAGACACTGATACTAACCAAGAAATTTGTGTAACAGTATCAAATAATGGTGAAGTTGTTGAGACTTATACAGTTTCTGTAACTGAAGGCGCTAAGGATGAACAGGGTAACAATATCTTTATTGATGATGTTATCGCCACTAAATCTAAGTATGTATATATGATTGCAGCTAATATGCCATCAGCCACACTTATTGATGAAGTTCCTGCTGCTGCAGATACTGAGGATTATTCACTTTCTGGTGGTACAGATGGAGCAGCTGCTCCAACCGCTGGTAATTGGAATATAGCTTGGGATCTGTTTGCAAATGCTGATGAAGTTGATGTAAATTTACTTGTTGCAGGTGCTGCAGCTGGTGAAACTACTGAAATTGCTTCTACAGTACAGCGATATGTAATTCAAACAGTTGCTGAAGGTCGTAAAGATTGCGTTGCTTTCGTTTCCCCACCTAAAACGGAAATTGTTGGTGTTGCTTCTGCTACTCAATTAAGTAATCTTCAAGAATGGCGTACTGCTACTGGTGGATATACCACTAATCATATGAATGTTAATTCATCTTATGGTTTCCTCGATGGTAACTATAAGTATCAATATGATAAGTATAATGATTCTTATCGTTGGGTACCATTGGCTGGTGATACTGCTGGTTTATGTGTATTTACTGACGTTTCTAAGGATCCTTGGTGGTCACCAGGTGGTCTGAATCGTGGTAAGATTAAGGGTGTTGTTAAGTTAGCATTCAATCCTGGTCAAGGTTATCGCGATCAAATGTATAAGTCACCATACGGTATTAATCCGGTGGTTTCTATGCCAGGTCAAGGTACAGTACTTTGGGGTGATAAAACAATGTTAACTAAGCCATCTGCATTTGATAGAATTAATGTAAGACGTTTATTCATTGTATTAGAAAAGGCTATTGCCACTGCTTCTAA